CTGGACATTAGGATTTACTGCTAAGTCATACATCTACGGTCCTTTCAATCAAGCAGGAATTATTCGCAAAGCTACTATCTACGAATCGATTGGCGATCTCAATCAAAGCAGAAGAAATGCTGCTTATTCTTATACACCAAAAGCACTTGAAGATAATAACAATGATGGTGTTATAGATAGTTTAGATGACGCACTGGTAACACCAGATGATGACTTCGGATTTAATGAAGGTATAGAGTTCTTTTGATAACCCATGAATGAATTTGAAAAGAGTATGGAACAAGTTTTTGATATTGATATTACTGCAGAAGAAACTGAAGTAGTTGAACAGAAGAAAGAGGATCCTAAAAAGAAAGAGGATCCAGAGAAGGATTATGAATATACCAGAGGACAGCTCTACGACCTCATAGAGAAGGGCCAGGAGGCGGTGCAAGGTGCCTTAGAGGTCGCTCAGGAGTCAGGACACCCGAGAGCCTTTGAAGTCGCTGTGAACGCCATGAAGCAGGTCTCAGACATGACTGACAAACTGATTGATCTTCAGAAGAAGATGAAGGATCTTGATGCTCCTGTTAAAGGTAAGGGACCAACCACAGTTAACAATACCATGTTTGTTGGGTCTACTGCAGATCTTCAAAAGATGATCAAAGAGATGGGCAAAGCATTGCCTGATGATAAATAAAAATAAAAAATGTCTTATATTAGACACGACGCTACCAATACTCCAGTTGATCCACAACCATCTTCCACCGAAGTAACAATCTTTGATGGAACAGAAGGTTGGACTGATATTACATATGAAGATTGGAATGCTGATTATGTAGCAAGAAAAGCTGATAATAGTGTAAGAACTCCTGGAACTTATCAAGCAAGAAATGCTGATAATAGTCCAAGAACTCCAGCATCATATCAACGCCATGATGTAAATAACGACCCAGTAGAAGTATAATGGCACAGTATAGTAAGCATTACGAAGATTTCCTACCACAGGAAAAAACAAACTTTGAAGTAGTGATGATTGCCGACAACTTCGGTAATCTTACTGCTGGAACTGGAGCAACTGCCGTTGATGCTTTCGGTCGTTTGAGAGTTGCTGAGACATTTACTCTCGGTGACTATAAGCACATCTATGCTATTGATCCTAACTTCCGTGATCTAAAACAAAACGGTGGTGACGTTATATACAATCAGAATAAAGCATGTGCCACGATGACAACAACATCTAATGTTGCTTCTAGTGTTTTCCATCAAACAAAGTTTTATCATCATTACCAGCCAGGCAAATCACAAGTTATCTTTTCTTCAGTATGTTTTGGTTATGCTCAACAGAATGTAACCAAGAGAACTGGATACTATGATGATAGAGATGGCATTTACTTTGAGCAAGTTGGAGATAATGATGCTGATGGCACAACAAATGACACACTCAATTTTGTAATTCGTTCATATACTGGTGGTAGTCCCAGCGAAGCAACAGTGGGAACTTACAAGAGAAGGGTGCCACAATCAGAATGGAATATTGATCCTTGTGATGGAACTGGTCCTTCCAAGTTTGATATCAATACTTCAAAAACCCAATTAATTTATATTGATTTTCAGTGGCTGGGAGTTGGTAGAGTTCGCTGTGGATTTGTTCATAACGGTCAGATTGTTTTAGCACATGAATACTACTGCTCCAACGAGTTGGCAGAAGTGTATATGTCAAATCCAAATCTTCCTGTGAGATGTGAGATGCTCAATACAGGAACAACTGCTGGCGGATCTATGAATCAGATTTGCTCTACCGTAATGTCAGAAGGTGGATATGTTGAAAGTGGTATTGACTGGGCGATTACTTCTCCAGAAGTTAGAACTACTAAAACTCCTGGCGGAACAAGATTCCCTCTGTTAGCAATTCGTCTTAAAAACTCATTTAACGGATATCCAAATAGAATTAGTGTAAAACCAAATACACTTGGTATTTTTGCTCAAGGAGAAGATTGTTATTATGAGTTAATCAAACTATCAAGTGCTACTCAACTGACCACTACGTTGAATAGTGGTGTTTTGACATGGGTTGATGCTGATACAAATAGTGGTGTTCAGTATTGTGCTAATGCTGAAGCAATTACTGGTAGTGTTGATGTATTTTCTGCTGGTATTGTGACTGCTGGTTCTTCACCAAACTCACTAACACCAGTAGCGTCTGGTGGTTTAACTTCGGCAAAGAAAAATATTTTGGTTCAAAATTTAGATTCAACAGATTCAGAAGTATTTGTTGTTGCTGTAAAAACTATTAGCACTGCTGGTAATGCTACCGCTAATGCTGCTGCTACTATCCAATGGAGGGAGATTTACTGAGTTTACATAACTTCAGTAACTATTGTAACAGAATGAACATTGTATAATAAATAGTATACTGTTCATTTTTATTAATATGGAAACCAGAACTTGTCCCAAGTGCCAAGCAACTTGGATCGATGGTCAGCATTACTGGACAGGAACAAATAAGAAAGGTAATGAGACCGAGTTAGCTTCGCTTGTGTGCGACAAGTTTGGAGATGATTCATGCATCAACTCATGCAAAGGAACTACTGATGGAAAGGGTTGGGAAAATAGGTTAAATAATATGGAGGCTATTGATAAAGATTTGAAGAGGACATTGAATGAGTAGTGATCAGATTTATTTGGGGAATCCGCTTCTAAAAAAAGCGAACGTTCCCCACGATTGGACTAAAGAAGAAATTCAAGAATATATTAAATGCAAAGAAGATCCAGTTTATTTTGCACTTAATTATGTAAAAATTGTTCAAGTTGATGAAGGTCTTATTCCTTTTAGAATGTATGACTTTCAAAAAGATTTAGTAAACAAATTTCATAATAACAGATTTAATATTGCAAAACTACCAAGACAGACAGGGAAATCAACCGTTGTGGTTTCCTATCTACTTCACTATGCTTTGTTTAATGATAGTGCCAATATTGGTATTCTAGCAAACAAAGCGTCTACCGCTAGAGACCTATTGGGAAGATTGCAGACAGCATACGAAAATCTTCCTAAGTGGTTACAGCAAGGTGTGATTGCGTGGAACAAAGGATCGATGGAACTGGAGAATGGTTCCAAGATTATGGCGGCGTCTACCTCAGCATCTGCTGTGCGAGGAATGTCATTTAACATTATCTTCTTGGACGAATTTGCGTTCGTTCCAAATCATATTGCTGATGACTTCTTTTCGTCTGTATATCCTACTATTTCATCTGGTCAAAGAACAAAAGTTATTATTATTTCCACGCCTTATGGTATGAACCACTTCTATAAGTTGTGGGTTGATGCACAGAACAAAAGAAATAATTATATCTGGACAGAAGTTCACTGGTCTGAAGTTCCAGGAAGAGATCAGAAGTGGAAAGAAGAAACAATCAAGAACACTTCTGAACGTCAGTTCACTCAGGAGTTTGAGTGTGAATTCTTAGGATCGGTTGATACTCTTATTTCGGCATCCAAACTTAGATCCCTTGTATTTGATACACCAATCAGTTCAAATAAAGGATTGGATGTTTATGAAAAACCAGATGAAAAATCAGAATACATCATTACTGCCGACGTTAGCAGAGGGATAGGTGGCGACTATTCCGCTTTTATTGTTTTTGATATTACAACTCTTCCATACAAGATAGTTGCAAAGTATCGAAACAATGAAATCAAACCGATGCTTTTTCCTAACGTAATTAATGATGTTGCCAGAGCATACAACAATGCTTATGTTCTCTGTGAAGTTAATGACGTTGGAGATCAAGTAGCATCAATTCTTAACTATGATCTTGAGTATCCAAATGTTCTTATGTGTTCAATGCGTGGACGTGCTGGACAAATTGTTGGACAGGGATTCTCTGGAAATAAAACTCAACTTGGTGTCAAGATGAGTATCACTGTTAAGAAAGTTGGTTGCCAAAACCTCAAGCAAATTATCGAGGACGATAAGTTGTTGTTCAGGGATTACGATATTATTAACGAGCTTACCACATTTATCCAGAAAAAGCAATCCTTTGAAGCAGACGATGGATTCCATGATGACCTTGTTATGTGTCTTGTAATCTTTTCTTGGATGGCAGTTCAAGATTACTTCAAAGAGATGACTGACAATGATATTCGTCAAAGAATCTACGAAGATCAAAAGAATCAGATTGAACAAGACATGGCACCATTTGGGTTTATCACAACTGGTCTTGAAGGTGATGAAGGATTTGCTTCTGATGGGGTAGTTTGGTATGGAGATTCACAAGAAGACGTATCATATATGTGGGATTATAGATGATGGACGCTGATAAACTTTTTACCTTAGAGCAACTTATATTTAAGGAAAGAGAATGTAGAGTTTGCGGTAAGGTAAAAAGTTTGATGGATGATTTCTATGTAACTAGAAAAGATAGAGGAACTATTGCATCT